CAACCCCGCCGGCATCGCGACGGCCGCGCCGCTTGCGGCCGGAGGCGGCACCGGAGGCGCGACGGTCATCAACCAGCCGAACACGGAGGTCACGGTCTCGATCGACGCCTCGGGCGGCGCCATGAACCCCGTCGAGATCGGCGGCGCCGTGCGGCGCGAGATCGACGCCGCGATGGAGCAGCGCGACCGGCAGACGGCGCAGGCGCTCGGCATCGCCGCGCCGGCGCTGGCGGGAGGATAGCGCATGGGCCTGTTCGGGCAGTTCCAGTCCACGGTGGCCGTCGTCGACAAGGAGTTCTCGGACGTGTTGACGTTCGACGCGCTCGTGTCCGCGACGTACACCGGCACCGCGGAGGTGACGGACCATCCCGTCGAGGGCACCGTCGACATCAGCGACCATATTCGGGCCATGCCGAAGGAGCTCCAACTCCGCGGCATCGTCTCGAACCATCCGATCCTGTTCCTCGCCTCGTTCCGCGCCACGCCGTCCGTGCCGGGCACCGATCCCGCGACGCGCGCGGAGGCGGCGTTCTTGTTCCTTGAGGGCGTGAAGGATCGCGGCGAGCTCGTCCATGTCTCGACGAGCTTGTTCGACTACACCGACATGGCGATCACCTCGCTCTCAGTCACGCGCGACAAGGACACGTCGAACATCGTGGACATATCGCTCACGCTGCGTGAGATCCTCATCGCCACGACGGAGCTAGTGAAAGCGCCCGAAGTCGGCAAGCCAACCAGCCTCGGGAAGAAGACAAAGAAAATCGCGCCGAAGCCCGTAGCGGAAAAGGCTCGGAGCTTGAGCGTTCGAGGTATCAGATTTTTTTTCGGCGGGGGTTGATCTATGTCATCCGTCTTTGTTCTTCCCAACGACATCGAACTTTCCGCGTACACGTTCGAGCTGCCGCTCGATGGCAAGTTATTCCTCATGCGCTTCAAGTTCAACATCAGAGACTCATTCTGGTACATGGATCTCTCGAATGGGCTCACGGGCGCGCTCTTGCGCGCTGGCATCAAGATCGTCTCGCAGTGGGATCTCCTACGCCTCTACCGGGAACCCGAGAGACCTGCTGGCCAGATCATCCCCGTGCCCCAGGGTGAGGCAGGGCTCGAGGCGACGGTGCTCGGGCAGCTCGGCTCCGACGTTCTAATGACCTACATCGGGGAGTCGTGACGCCGTGGGCGACCTGTTCAACAGGGACGCCGTACTCACGGCCGGCGGCATCAGGATCTCGTCACAGGATCCGGCGACGAAGGAGCCGCAACCCATGCTCCGGTTTGTGTTCAAGATCGTCAAGACACTATCGAAGGACCCGAACACGGCCGAGGTGAGCATCTACAACCTGAGCTCGGAGAACCGTGCCCGGCTCCAGACCAAGAACGTGCTGACGACGCTCGAGGCCGGCTACAAGGGCAACGTCCACCAGATTTTCAGCGGCGTGCTCCAGTACGGACAGTCGGCGCAGCAGGGCACCGATTGGGTGACGACGGTGCAGAGCGCCGACGGCGCCGACAAGTTCAAGTCGGCGCGCATCAATGTCGGGCTCCGCGGCCCGGTCACGCTGACGCAGGCGCTCAATACGGTGTCGCAGGCGATGGGTCTGCCGCCCGGCAACGCCTCGGAGAAGGCATCCGCCGGCTCGGTGCGCGGAGGCGCGAGCACGTTGACGAGCTTTGTCCACGGTCTCGTGATGTCCGGCAAGGCGGAGGCGCAGCTCGACAAGGTGCTCAAGTCGATGGGCTACTCATGGTCGATCCAGGACGGCGCCCTCCAGGTGCTAGGCCCCGCGGAGACGGTGAGCGGCCAGGTCATATCGCTCGAGGTCGGCACCGGCCTCATCGGCTCCCCGCAGGCTGGCGAGGATGGCGTCATCAAGGCGCGGTCTCTCCTACAGACAGACCTCTTGCCCGGCCGCAAGGTGCAGATCCTATCGCGCCTGATCAACGGCTTCTTCCGTATCGAGAAGGCCACGTTCATCGGCGACACCTGGGGATCGGAGTGGTACACCGAAATGGAAGTGAAGCCGGTATGACAACGCAATCCGCGCCCCGCTCCCCGACCGCCGCCGAGGTGCTGCGCATGGCGATCGCCGGCGCGCTCGAGGACGTTCACGTCGCGCTGCCCGGGCAGATCACCGAGTGGAATCCCGCCCAGCAGAAGGCGTCCGTGAAGCCGCTCGTCAAGCGCCTCGTCGCGGCCGAGGACGGCAGCGAGATCCTGGAGGAGCTGCCGATCATCACGGACGTTCCCGTGATGTTCCCGCGCTCGTCGCAGTTCTTCTTCTCCCTGCCGCTGGCGCCCGGGGACTTCGTACTGCTCGTATTCTGCGAGCGCTCCATCGACGTATGGCTCTCCGGCCAGGGCGACGATGCGAACCCCGACGACTTTCGCCGGCACGACCTATCGGACGCCGTCGCCATCCCCGGCTTCTTCCCGTTCTCGCGCGCGCTCGCGGACGTGAGCGCGACGAACCTGGCGATAGGCAAGACGGGCGGCCCACAGATCCACGTCGACAACGCCCTCGTCCACCTGGGGGCCTATCCCGCCGCCGACTTCGTGGCGCTTGCCGCCTTGGTGCAGGGACAGTTGACGGCCCTCAAAGCCGCCATCGCCGGGGCAGCCGTGGTGGCCGGAGATGGAGGCGCGGCATTCAAGGCCGCCATCTTGGCCGCCCTGACCACGTGGCCGGCATCGGTGGCGGCAACCAAAGCGAAAGCCACCTAGCCTCGGAACGCCCGCCGCGGTAATCTCGCCCTCGTGGCCGATCTCGCACTCGATACGACGACCGGGGACCTGGACGTGTCCGGGGACGCGGCGCACATCGTCGACGGCGACGACGCGATCGTCCAGCACGTCGCCCTGCGCCTGCGCCTGTTCCGCGGCGAGTGGTTCCTCGACTCCCGCGTGGGGATGCCGTACTACGAGCGGGTGCTCGTGAAGAACCCAGACCTCGTGGCCGTCCGCAGCGCCTTCCGCCAGGCCATCATCGAGACGCCGGGGATCGCCACGCTCGACAAGTTCAGCCTCGTGCTCAACTCCGCGACGCGCCTGCTCTCCGTGGAGTTCACCGCCACGAAGGAGTCCGGCGGCACGCTCGACTTTAGCCGGGAGTTCATCATCGCATGAGCAGCTTCGGCGTCATACCGGAAGGCTTCAAGGAGAAGACCCTCGCCGAGATCCTCGACGAGCTCGAGGAGGCCGAGCGCGCCGCGTTCGGCCCGGCCATCAACACCCAGGCGGACAGCGTCCTGGGGCAGCTCAACGGCATCTTCGCCGACCAGGTGGCGCAACTCTGGGAGGTCGCGATCGCGGTGTACCGCTCGCTCTACCCGGACTCCGCCTCGGGCGAGGCCCTCGACAACGTGGCCTCGATCACCGGGGCGATACGCCTCGCGACTACGCGATCTACGGTCCTGCTCAAGCTGAACCTCAACGCCGGCGTCACGCTGTCGATCGGCCGCAAGGTGTCCGTCGGCAGCGGCGGGGCGCAGTTCCAGACGAAGGCCGCGGTCACGAACGGCGCCGCCGTCCAGGCCACCGTCGAGGTAGCATCCGAGTCCGTCGACTTCGGCCCTATCGTCGGTAACGCCTACTCGCTCGACGTGATCCAGACGCCTGTGGCGGGCTGGTCCGCCAAGGCCGCGATTGATAACGTCAACACAGAGCCGTTCGTCCTCGCGAACGGGCAGGGTCTCGTCGTCGCGGTCGACGAAGGGCCGAATCAGACCGTTACATTCCTGACCGCCGACTTCGCAAGCATCATCGCCGCCACCGCGGCCGAGGTAGCCACCAAGATCAACAGCGCCACGACGGGCCTCACCGCGACGGCGCTCGCCGGCAAGCTGCGCGTCGCCTCCGACACGGACGGCTCCGGCTCGGCGCTCCAGTTCGTCGGGGGTAGCGCCAACCAGGCGCTAGGCTTCCCGCAGGAGCTCGTGCGCGGCTTCAACTGGAACGAGTCAGCCAAGCACACGAGCGGCAACGCGGAGAACTACGCCCTCGTCAACGGCCAGAATATCACGGTGAAAATCGACGGTGGTTCTCCGCAGACCGTTACGTTCCTGACCGCCGACTTCGTCGCCATAGGCGCGGCGAAGGCCCGCGAGGTGGCGACCAAGATCAACACCGTCCTCGTGTCGTTGGGGGCGCGCTCCTACGCCGCGGCCGGCAAGGTGCGAATAGAATCCTTAACCGTAGGCGTCAACGGCGCGATCGAGATCACGGGCGGCAGCGCCAACGTCGCGCTCGGCTTCCCGGAGACGAAGGTCATCGGCGAGACGCACGACGCCGTCGTGGGCCGGAACACCGAGACGGACGCGGACTTCCGCCTGCGCCGCGAGGAACTCCTACGCATAGCGGGCGCCGGCACGCTCGAGGCCATACGCGCCGCCGTGCGAGACACTCTGGGCGTTACGAGGGCAATTGTGTTCGAGAATCCCACCGACACGACCGACGTAGACGGCCTGCCGCCGCACTCGTTCGAGGTCGTCGCCGCCGGCGGCACGGACCAGGCCGTGGCCGAGACGATCTTCGATACCAAGCCCGTCGGCATCGCGACGCACCGCGACCCCGGCCCCGCCGGACGCACCGTGGTCATCACGGACAGCCAAAGCTTCCCTCACAACATCAACTTCACGCGACCCGCCGAGATCGACATGTGGATCGAGGTGGATGTGACCGTGGATTTCGCAGCCTTCGGGGGTAGTGATCAGCTTGTCGGAGAGCAACAGGTGAAGGATGCGCTCAAGGCTTTGGGTGACACGCTGAGCATCGGTGACGATGCGATCATCAACAAGTTCCTGTGCGCCCCGTTCGACGTGACGGGCGTGCTCGATGTGACCACGATCAAGCTCGATGACGTGTTCCCTCCCGTCGCCACCGTGAACTTCATCGTGGCCGCGCGTGAGCTCGCGAAGTTCTCCACCTCTCGCATCACCGTGAACGTGAGCTGACGCATGGCCGTGTCGACAAAGGACCTGCTCGCCGAGGCGCTCGATCGCGTGATCGAGCAACTCCGCGGCAAGCCGGATTTCGCGTCGCTCGTCTCCACGTTCACAGCGCAGGTGTCCGGCGTTCAGGCGGCGATCCTCGGTGTGCTGGACGATACGATCGTCGCGGCGTCGGAAGGCGCGCAGTTAGATGGGCTCGGCGACATCGTGGGCGAGGAGCGCTTCGCCCGAGACGACACCATCTACCGCATCGCCATCCTCGCGCGCATCCGCCTGAATATCTCGAACGGTACGATGCAGGACATCATCGCCCTCATCGAGGCGGTTATCGGCGGGGCGTTCACGATCCGCGTAGACGAGTACCAACCCGCGGCGTTCATAGCGAACGTGCTTGAGCCGATCGATCCCACGATGATCGATCCCGGCGTGGTCGGCGCCATCGTGCGCAGCGGCAAGCCGGCAGGCGTAGGCTCCGGCGTGCACTTCCACGTCGCCGACCCGTTCCAGTATGATACCGGCTTCGGGTTCGACACCGGCAAGTACGCCGACGTGTTCTAGGGAGGATAGGCGATGGCATTCAGCAAGCCGACGAAGGTGCCGCGATGGGCGGACACCGGCACCATCACCGAGCCGTCCGAGGCCAAGAAGGACGCGGGGTGGTTGTTCGCCGAGATCCCTCCAAGCTCGTTTGAGAATTGGAAGGAGAACCTCACCGGCCTCTGGTTCAAATGGCTGAACGAACGAATGTTCGACGGCGCAACGGCCGATGACTTCAAGATAGTCGCGATCACGGGCACGACGACGAGCGACGCCCCCGGTACGCTCGAGCTGCGCGCCGGCGATGCATTCAACAACGCGGCCACGACAGTCGCCGGCGGCGAAGCGTCGTTGAACGGCGGCGCGGGTCGAGGCACCGGCGCTGGCGGCGCGGTCAACGTTATGGCCGGATCTGCGCTCGGCAGCACGGGAAGCGGCGGCACGACGCAGACCAGTGGTGGAGCAGGTATAGGTACGGACCAACTCGGCGGAGACGCCATACTTCGTGGTGGCAACTCCACGGGATCCGGCAGTTCGAAATCACGCCTCACGGCAGCGACCGCCGGCGCCTCCGGAACGACCGCCAGGGTATCCGAGGATTATTTCCGCGCCGATGGCGCCCACGGCGGCATGACGATGTTCAAGCCATTCGTCGCCGGGACGGGGATCGGCTCAGGCGTTCCTACCTTTGAGGATCGATCGGCGACCACGGCGTTGACCCGCTCGGTCCTTCGAGTGCAGGCGACGAGCAGCGGGAGCATGTCGGACGGCTTTGGTGGAGCCCTGGACTTC